ATCGGAAAACAGTTAGGCGTTGATGACGACAAGGGATTAAAGAGAATGCTTAAGGCCGATCAGGATGCTCCTGATTATGAAGTGGTGGAAGAGAAAGACGAAGACGACCGCATTGCCAAAGAGCGCGAACCTAAAGTTGCGAAAGCAGACCGGAAACAGCTTACTAATAAAGAAAAGCGCGAACTGCGCAAGAAACGCATCAATGAAAAGTTTAATGAAAAAGACCAGATCATCCAGCAGCAACAGCAGCAATTAGAGGCTTTATCTAATCGCCTGAATGAGTTTGAGGGGCGTTTATCAAGCGTTGATAAGGCAAAGGTTGATGAGGTATTGGCGCAGTCAATCAGTAGCTTTAATCAGGCCGAGAAAGACCACATGGACGCCTTTAGGGAGGGTGATGGTGAAAAGGCTACGAAAGCCATGCGCGTTATGTATGATGCGCAACGGAACATAGAAAAACTTCAGGGGTTGAAGCAGCAGTATGATAAATTACCTGCCAAGCCACAACAGGCGGTAGCTGGTCCGGATCCTGTAGTGGTGAATAAGGCAAAGGAATGGGCATCTAAACATGATTGGTACCGCGCCGATGGTGGAGATGAAGATAGTGAAATCGCTAAGGCTATCAGCGGAACGCTTGCCAATGAAGGTTATGACCCGCGCACCAATGATTTCTGGGACGAGCTTGATGACAGATTGGAGAAGAGAGGTATAGGCGATCACGAAGGCGACGATAAAGATAATACCGAAGAAGATATCCAGCCAGCGCCGAAGCGCCGCACTGCGCCGCCTATAAATGGCGGAAGTAATAGGAATGATATAAAGGGCAAAAAAACCGTTACGCTGCCTACAAGCTATATCAATATGCTTAAGGCCAATGGTATCTGGGATGATGTTCCTCGCCGCAATAAAATTATTGCCGAAAGAGAGCGGATCCTTAAAGAGGCGAATTAATTCGTGATTGATGTATCGCGTTTCGAGCAACTCCTTTTTCTGCAAAGGAATTGGAATACCATAGCTTCGGAATGCTCTGTTATTCCGCGAATCGAATCATTTTCGGTAAAAGAAGGAATGAGCAGGGAAGACGTTGCGCTGCATCTGATTGGCTCAAAGCCACAATGGATACGCGGATGGGATGGGATTGATAAATGGCTCAACTGGGGTATAGCCATAAATTATCAATATCCATTAGGAGATGCTGGATTGCCAAAGACAGCATCATTGCTAAAGCAGGTCTCCGGGCTTAAGTTTGCCAATCTATCTTTATTTAGAAGCGGCGCTATGCTTCCTGTGCATACACACACGGAAATGACGGGTGAGGGGCTGCTTACTTTCCATCTTGGCCTGGATGTTCCTTCGGATTGTTTCCTGAATGTAAATGGAGAATTTACTCAAGAGAAAAATGGTAAGGCAATAATATTCGATGGAGCTTTGCCACATTATGCCTTTAATGCATCGAAGCATGATCGGTTGATTTTATATTGTGAGTTTTCTCCAGAGAAACTAAAATTAGCGCACTAGAAAATAATTAATTGACTTATGTTATCAACCTGTGGCATACTCGCCATAAGTTCCCAAGATTAGGGGCTTGCCGAGGTGAAGCGCAAGGCTTCGCTGTAGACGCAAATAGACAGCGCTAGATCGCCGTAAAAATCATTTCCATTAATTCTTTTGGAGTGACTTATGGCGCAAGCTGATCAAGACGAACGTATTGCAAAAAGAGCTGACAATGGTTCTGCTCGTGGCAACCGTTTAACCCTAGACCGTTCTAAAACTGAAGACCGTGAAAATACCGATTCGGTGCGCCGCGCTGAGCGTCGTGCGATGTTATCCGATGTAAATACCCTTCTTCCGCCTGCACCAGAAATTCCTGGTTTCCACACTTTTTGGGCGACCACTACAAATAACAAAGATACCGTAGAGAATCGTCAGCGCATGGGGTATGCGCTCGTTACGCGCGACGAGCTTCCGGGATTTTGCCTGAATTCTCAAAAAGCCGGATCTTCTACCGAAGATCGCATCATGGTTAACGAAATGGTGCTGATGAAGATCCCGATGGATATATGGCAGGATGACATGATGTACAAGCATTATGATCTTCCGTCTGAATCCATTCAAAATCTCAAAGATTCCGTTCGTATCAGCCAAGATGGTAAGGGCCGCAAGGTGGCCTATAGCGGAGGTGAATTCAATAATGGCGTTGCTGATGGTTATGGGATGACGGCATTAGGCCGTCCGATGTTGACGGGAATTAGATAACACACTTTTAGGAGTAAAGAAAATGGTTGCAGTATCGAATCCTTTTGGTTGCCAGCCCGCATATAGTCCTCAGGGCGATGCTAATGCGCGCGCATACCCGGCGGGCATTGCCTCTGGTTATAACTCTAACATTCTCAAGTATCAGCCGGTCGCTTTAAGTGGCACTAGCGGTATTGTCGCAGCAGCGGCTGGTGATAACGATATTATCGGTATATTCGCTGGCGTTACCTGGACGGATGCGCAGGGCGTTCCTCACTCATCGGATATGTGGACTGCGGGCACTACTTATACTGGAACTGGTTCTCCTGTTTACGCGTGGGTGTGGGATGATCCGAATATGGTATTCAACATTCAGGCAGATGGCTCTGTTGCTTATAATAGCGTCGGCTCACAAGTGGACTTCTCTAATATCACAGCCGGATCTACGACTACGGGGCTTTCGGCTTGTACTGCCGCTGCTTCGGGCATCACGGCCTCGGGTCAAAACCAGCTCCGTATTGTGGCTATTGGGCCGCAGATTGGTAACGCATGGGGTGATGCTTTCACCATCTTGCAAGTCCAGATCGCACAGCATCAGTACATTTCTAATAAAGTCGCCGTCTAAACTTTAAATCGAAAATAAGGAGCTACTTCAATGGCAACTAACGTAATGAGAAATACAGACTTCCGCTCTGAAGTAGAGCCGATTCTGAACGAAGTTTTCGATGGTGTTTATGACCAGCGTAAAGACGAATATCTTCAAATCTTCAAAGTGAAAACGGGTATTGCCCGTGATCGCCATGAAGAGCCGGTATTGTTCGGCTTCGGTGCTGCTCCGGAATTGCCAGAAGGCATGCCGGTTACGTATCAGGCCGGTGGCCAGCTCTTCCAGAAAGAGTACGTGTATAAGCGTTATGGCCTTGCATTTGCTCTTACTAGCACCCTTATCGAAGACGCTGACCATATTCGTATCGGTTCGATCTACTCTCGCCATCTGGCTCAGTCGCTTATCGAAACCAAAGAATTATTGGCTGCAAACGTTCTCAATACATCGTTTACGCTGGCTGGTGGCGATGGTGTATCGCTCATCAACGCAGCGCATCCTATCTCCGGAGGCACATTCTCCAACCTGATGACTGCGGCGGCGCTTTCTCAGACTTCCGCAGAGCAGATGCTAATTCAGATCCGCGCTAATGGCGTAGACAACAACGGCAAGAAAATCCATCTCGACCCTGAATCGTTGGTGGTTTCTCCATCTAACGAGTTCCAGGGCGAAGTCATTGTTAAATCGGTTCTGCGTAGCGGTACTGCAAACAACGATCTCAACGCGATTAAATCTCGTGGTTACTTGAGCAACGGCGTTTCGGTTATCACGCGCCTTACCTCCACTACCGCTTGGTATATGCACAACGATACCTCGACTGTACCGGATGGCTTACAGGTGGTCATGCGTTCGCCACTCAAGAAGACCATGGAGGGTGACTTTGAAACCGATTCATGGCGCTACAAAGCAATTGAGCGTTATGACGTCGGCAACACCGATCCTCGCTCACTTTGGGGAAATGCGGGCGCATAGCCATTGAATTATATTTATTATTAGGAGATTCCAATGGGTGTTACAAATTTAGATGCGCTTACGCTTTCTACTGGTCCGGTTCTTCCGTCTCCCTCTGGCCCAATCTATACGGGTAACTGGTACTTCGTCAACGAAACGACTGGTGGCGATGGCAATTCCGGAGCAGCTAGTGCTCCGCTTGCGACCTTATCTGCGGCGCTTGCAAAATGCAGCGCTAATCAAAATGATGTGGTAGCATTTACTGGTACCATCCATCTCACTTCAACTTTAGCTTGGAATAAAAACCAGGTGCATCTAATTGGCCTTTGTTCCCCTATTAAGCGTGGGAAACGCGCACGTATCAGCGTAAGCGGTTCCACGGGGTTCAATAATCTGGTGAGCGTCACGGCTTCTGGATGCAATTTCCGTAATTTCGGCACATTCTATGGGTGGACTGATGCTTCTACCGCTCTTATTGCGTGGTCGGATACGGGTGGTCGAAATTCCTATGATAATGTAGAATTTCTAGGATTTGGTGACGGAACTGCCAGCACTGGCAGTTCAAACCTTACTGGTTCGCGCGCATTTAAATTTAACAACAACACAGGCGAATCCACTTTCCGTAGTTGCGTTTTCGGCGTTGACACTACCGTTCGTGATGCCACCAATTACACGCTTGAGATTGCTGGTGGTGCGCCGCGCATGTCTTTCTATGATTGTGATTTTGAAGCCGATCTTGGATCGTCTGGAACTGCATCGAGCCATGTATTGATTGGCTCTGCTGGGATAGATCGTTATTGCGACTTCATTAATTGCCGTTTCTTTAGTGATACAAAATCTGGTGGCTCCGCTATGGCGCAGGCGTTTAACGTATCAGCATCCGCTGGTGGTACGGTGAATCTTGACCAATGCTTTATTGGTCTTGGCGTTACCGCCATTGAAGGAATCCCTTCTAATAGTATCGCTATTAATATGTCGGCACCTTCGGCATCTGCTGGTGGTAAGGCAGTAAATAATAGTTAGTGCCAATATGACAAAGTTTGGTGTTCCATTTAGTGGTGCGGCGGACGAGCCTATTGGCGGCCAAGAGGCTGCACGTAAGGGCGACCCATTTCCTTCGGATCAGGTAGATGAAAGTCGCAAGGGGGCGCTGCGTGGCGATAGCAAAACTGACAAATCATACGGGTTTACGGCTATGGAAAAAACGGCAACGGCTACTGAAGGTTTTGTCATTATGAAGCCAATGGAGAGTTTCTGATGAGATACAAATCCGATGGTGAGAGCGATATGGAGCCACAAGGCAAACGTCGTGGCGGGATGCTGAAGGTTGTCTATAAGACAAAGATCGGAAAGCGTATGCCGACTGAAAAAGAATCTCCCGCAGAAGATATGATGGAATCTCCAGCGATGGAGTCGATGAAGGGTTATAGTCATGGGGGTATGACTCACGAACATATGCATACTAAAGGTTTCCATGGTCATAAGCCAATCCCCACTAAAGAGAAGCATGGTCATAAACCGATGCATAAAATGAGCAAGGAACATGCCTAGCAAAAGTAGAGCGCAGCATAATTTAATGGAAATGATGGCGCATAATCCAAGTGCTTCCAAGAAGGGAAAAGTTTCCAAAAAGGTTGCGGCGGAATTTGTGAAGGCAGACAAGGGCAAAGATATATCGAAACTCCCTCGTCGGGTTAAAAAGGGGAAAAAATAGGTCTTTGCGAATAGGAGAAAATAATGCCCGTCGCAATGACTTATAGTAGCCTGGTTGCCTCATTAGAGGCGTATCTTCAGCGTACAGACGCGCTAGTAATTGCAAATATTCCATCATTCATAAATCTTGCGCAAATTCGCATCCCGCGCGAAATGAAGCTGCTTGGATTCCGTCAGGAAGTGACTGGAAATTTCGATGGAGCCGCTCAATCTACCGGCATGATGCAAAAGCCATCTGACTGGAGAAAAACCATAGCTTTTTATGTGGGAACTGGAACTGATAATAATACGCATACGCCAGTTTTAGAGCGTGATTATGATTATGTGCGTACCATTTATCCAGACCCTACACAACAAGGGACACCGCGCTTTTACGCTGATGCGGATTATTATCACTGGCTGGTTCAGCCATCTCCGCAAGGCTCTCTGCCGTTCAAAATCGCTTATTATAGCACCCTTACTTATCTGGACGAAAATACGCAAACAAATTGGCTAACTGTCAATGCGCCCGATCTGTTGCTTTACGCGAGCCTTTTGGAAGCGGTTCCATTCCTAAAGGTCGATGAGCGCATTCCTGTGTGGCAGGGGCTTTATCAGAATGCCAAGCAAGCACTGATCGTTCAGGAAATTGAAGGTCGTTATGACACCGCGGCGGTCGTTGGCGAACCACAGCCCCCATCACTTCTCCCAAGATAGGATAGATTATGACTAGTAGTTTTACCTCTACCTTTGGCGCAAGCCCAGTTTCTCCAGTTGAGGTGGCCTATGCGGCGTATACTTTTAATGCCGATTTGGTATTGTTTTGGCCGCAATTCTCCGCAGGACAAACAGATGTAGCTGCCCGCTTCATGAATATGACGGCTACGGCTAATTCACTTAGTGTGTTCATGCCGGATGCGACGTTAAATAGCGTTGGATACGATGCTATCATCTTCAATGCTGGGGCAGATACGTTTGATGTGGTGACTTTCGGCGGCAATGCAATTGTTACCATCGCCCCAGGACAAACTTATTATCTAATGTTAAATGGCAATACCACACAGGATGGATCATGGCAGACTGTGCAATTCGGGGTAGGAACAAGTGCGGCTAATGCTTCTGCGTTGGCTGGGGCTGGACTTCTTGCCGCATCTGGCCTGCTTAACCTTAACCTTAACGGCATCCTTGTTTCTAATGATTACACTGTAACTGCCGCGCAGCGCGCGATCTTGCAGATATGGAATGGTGGGGCTGGAACGATTACGCTTCCGACTGCTGCCAGCGTGGGGAATGGGTTCTTTTTCCCATTAGCGAATAATGGCTCTGGAAGCGTTGTGGTGGCAACGACGGGCGGCGACCAGATTGATGGCGCATCGTCTTCTACATTCTCGCAAACCCAATCTGGATTCATTCTTTCTACTGGAACATCTTGGGTGACGGTCGGCAAGGGCATTCAAAATACGTTTTCGGTCACATTGCTCAATTTAAATGTAGCCGGGTCTTCTGACATTACCGAAACTTCCGCCCAAGCCCAGAATATCATCCAGCAATATACTGGCATCATTACAGGGAACATAAATATCATCATGCCCAATACGGTGCAGATATATTTTGTTTATAACAATACTAACGGTGCATTTAATCTTACGGTGAAAACTGCTGCTGGTGCAGGAGTCGTTGTCGCGCAAGGGCAGCATTCTATCCTCTACTGCGATGGGACTAATATCGTTAATGCTTTTACCGCTTCTCTCGGTGGCAACATCGGCATTGTTCCAGGATCAAGCATATCTCCTTCTTTATTTATTCAGGGAAGCTCAAGCACTGGTTTATATAGCCCAGCATCTAACCAGATCGCCGTTTCTGCAAATAGCTTTGAAGTAATGAATTTCATATCAGTAGCAAGTTCAGTGAATTATTTGCAGGCTAGTGCAAGCGCCACAGGAACAGCCACGAGCATATCGGCACTTGGTACGGATGCGAATATTTCTTTCAATCTTGTCCCGAAAGGAAGCGGTTCAATCGGTATTACGAAGGCGGCAATTACTGGTGGCGCTATCGACGGTACGGTTATAGGTGGGTCTACTCCAGCAGCGATCACGGGAACAACCATAACCGGATCAAGCTTTGTCGGAAACCTTACTGGAGATGTCACTGGTAATGTTACGGGAAATTTGACCGGAAATGTTGTCGGAAACCTTACTGGTAATGTTACGGGAAATGTAAGCGGATCTTCTGGTTCCACCACAGGTAACGCGGCCACAGCAACAGCGCTGCAGAATGCCCGTACTATCGGAGGCGTTAGTTTTGATGGCACGGCGAGCATTGTTCCGCAAACGATTCAATCTATAAACGAAGCATCGGATACGACTTGCTTTCCATTGTTTATTTCTGCTTCAGGTTCACAATCTCTACAGCCACTAAATAATACGTCGTTTACTTTTAACGCGGCAACGGGCGCATTAGGCGCAACGTCATTCTCTGGGGCTGGAACTGGGCTAACAGGCACTGCCGCGAGCCTGACGGCGGGTACCGTCACCACGAACGCTAACCTTACTGGCGATGTCACCAGCTCTGGGAACGCTACTACAATAAAAATCAATGTGGCGTTGGCAGGAAGTCCGACTACTACTACACAATCTAGTAATGACAGTTCCACCAAAATAGCTACCACGGCATTTGTAAATCCTGCAAATTCCATAAGCACAAATGGATATCAGAAGCTTTCTAGCGGCCTCATTATTCAATGGGGAAGCGTGGCATCTCCGGCTGCTAATAGTATTAATGCGGTATCATTCCCACTCACATTCCCTAGTGCGGTTTTTGGCGTTATAGCAACGGTACAAGGCAGTACCGCAACGGGGGTTGCTTCAGATACGGGAGCGATAAAAACCAATGCTATTACCACTTCCGGTATGAATCTTGTTTATTGTGATGATGTGGTCGGCACATCAATTTCTTGGTATGCCACGGGACATTAAATGGCCGAAAATTACAAAATATTTCCTCTTCGTTCTCAGCCTGGCATAAAAAAAGACGGGACACAAACCGAGGGAAATTATTGGAACGATGGGCAATGGACGCGATTTTATCGAGGGCTCCCGCGCTCTATGCTTGGCTATAGATCAATGACCGATGATTATCCTGGTCCTTCGCGCGGATTATTCGTAAATCTTAATGGCACAGGGTTCCTGGATATATTTTCCGGATCTTCAGATGCTCTTTCGGTAGGGCAATTTACCGCTGACGGGTTTGGAAGTGGCGTAACTGATATAACTCCCGTTGGATTCGTAGCAAGCCCGAACAATGTTTGGCAAATGGATTCCTTCTTTAATTCCAATGGTGGGGGGCAGATTGATCTTATCGCTCATGCTGCCCCTAATTTGGCGAATATAGCAAGTAATATAGCAACACAAGTATATTACGGTGATATTACGGCCGCTGTTCCTCTTATTGGGGCTACGGATGATATAGGCGATCCATTCAAGGTTTCCGGAGGCGTCCTAGCGCTTCATCCTTATGCGGTGGCCTATGGTAGTGATGGGCTAATCGCATGGTCTTCTATTAATGACCCGTCTCTTTTCCCGATTGCAAATGCGGCCAACCCCGTTTCAACGAAAATTGTTAAGGGTATTTCCATTAAAGGGGGAAGCGCATCACCATCATGTCTATTATGGTCGATAGATAGCATCATCCAAATGTCATTCGTGGGCGGTGATGCGGTATGGAATTTCGATACCATTTCCGATCAGAGCAGTATTCTTTCTTCCAGCGGAATTGTGGAGATGGATGGGATTTATTATTGGATAGGGGTGGATAGATTCCTTACTTTCAATGGCGTACTAAGAGAGCTTCCGAATGAGATAAATTTGGATTTCTTCTTTAATAATCTAAACTTTGATCAACGACAAAAGGTATTCGGATTTAAGATACCAAGATGGGGTGAGATTGTATGGTGTTTCCCTAGGGGTTCATCAACAGAATGTAATCACGCTATCGTCTATAACGTGCGGGAAAATACGTGGTATGACACGCCGCTTCCAGCGGATGGCAGATCTGCTGCATATTTTTCTCAGTCATGGCAATATCCAGTTTTATCCGGGGCGCTTCCTTATCCGGCCACTTATCAAATGTGGCAATCGGAATACGGCACTGATGAAATTATTGGTAATACGGTAAACGCCATCCGGTCTTTTGTGGAATCTCCTGACTTGGCAATAGTTGGCGGAGGTTTGACCTATGTTGGCGATCCAGCAGCATCTCCTGATGATGTTTGGACTCAGCTCGTCAGATTTGAGGGGGATTTTATTATTGGTAACTCTCTCAATATAGAAATTCTTGGCCGCACATTTGCTATGGATAGCAATACCGTTCTTGACTCTCAGAATATTACACAATCTGACAATAATTTTGATACACAGGTGCAATCTCGTTATTTGCGCTGGCGCATAGAAAGCAATAGCCAGAATGGTGGTTACGCTATGGGATCTCCGCTTATTTCTTATCGTCTGGGAGATAGGAACCAGGGGTAATATGGCAAGTAAAGCTGGATTTCATCCTTACGGTATTAGGATTCCTACGCCAGATGGGGAGGTGATCCTTAATGCTGGCGCTAATATGACGATATTACCGCAGGGGAATTTGATTACGTTTGCCGCGCAAGCCCCAACGATTGCCTTAAAATCCGATATATATAGTCCAATAGTAACTAACGTATCCAATGTTACGTCCTCTACCGCTTATGAGTGTCAATGGCTGCGCGTGGG